CGCATTGACGCAGGCAATCTATCACTTGCCTTAAGCCATCTCAAATCCATACTAATATCATCATTAAGTTCAATGTGTTTACTATTTTTTATTTCTTCTTCACTTTCTAAATTAGAAACAAAAATTTCATCTAAATCAATTTTTACATCAGTTTGTCCATCACATTCTTCAACTTCACAATCTACAAGTAATTTAATACCTTCACCTACAGACTTACTTCGTAGGGTTATAAATATATACTCAATATCAAATGTTGTTAAATCATTTATTTTAAGTGGTGATTCTATACATGCTTTAATAATATCTACTACTGATTTTTCAATCAGTATTTCATCATTACTTTCTAAAGCAATTAATAAAATCTTCTCTTCTTTGACCACGTATGGTCTGTATGTTACAGTTTGGCCGGTTGATGGCACAATCATATCATACTTTGGGGTTGCAATTATTGGCAACATATCAATCTCTCTCCATTATTATAAATTAAACTAATCTCTTAAACGTATCTAACGTGTCCTTTCCTATCGATAACATGTGTCCTACCACATCTCCGAATCCTTCTATTAATCCAACACTTCTAAAATTATCATATTCCCAAGTAATAGTTAATTCCATTAAATCTTCTGACCCAGAACTTAATTCAATTGCACCAACTTGAATAGGATATGCATTTTCTAATTTGATTGTATAGCCTGGAATAACATTATTACCTTGAGATAATTGTTGAATAGTTATATCACTAGTATACTCATCTTTATAAAATGCTTTATAGTGTCTACGTGATGTATCGATAATCATCTCTTGCCACATATCAAAATATTTTTTTATGTAATAGTCATTCGTTAATAGAAATGTCATAGATACTTCATCAGTCATTGCTGAATATGGTTTCTTTGCTAAGTGATGATTATGTGAAGCTTCAGTTGTTGTTATACGTTTGCCTGGAAGTGAAACAGACCGACATAACAAAAACAAATCTCTTGGGTCTTGTATAAAATCTCCAAGATTTATACCATCACCTGATATTAAATTACTTAATAAAGTAGCTGGATTAAATTTTAATAAACTATTCATACCTTTTGAAGGATGAGATACATATACAGCATATCTATTACCACGTGCTATACCACCACGACGATTAATCGTTGACTTAATTGAATCTATACTAGTTGGTAACATTATCTATATTGTCTCCTTGAGTCTGCCCAAACAGCTCTTTCTCCTCGTTTCTTAAATGCAGCTGTTTTTAAAAATATTGCTATGTTCCATTCAGAAGCTTCAACCTTCATTATTTTTGAAGTCATGTGCTTTCCTAAATAGTGTTTAAAGCATGGTCTAAAGTATTTATAGTTCGCAGTAGCTTTTAACATATTATATGTAATTCTAAATCTAGTTGTTGCATTATATTTTTGATTAGTTACAGCAGCACTTAAATTATCTAAAAATAAAGCACGAATTTTAGGTGGTAAGTAATGTAAGTTAATACCAAAAAAACCACCTGGTGCAGGCCCAACAACAATCACTAATGGGAATGTATCATAGTATGGCAAAATTGCTTTAGTCTTTGGATTATAGGTATACATTACCATATCACCAATAAAAGGTCTGGCCTTTGGTTTTAATCTATCATCTTTAAGTATGCCTTTACCTAATGGTCCAAGCTCTCTGGCTTTCTTTTGAAACCATATTGCTGCTTCTTTTGAACGAGCTTGTATTCCTTTACGGAATGCTTCTGATTCTAACTTGTCAAATAGACTAGCCACTAAACGTCTCCATTAATTGAGGACCAAAGGTAACCATTATATATGCTATGATGCCGATGCCTAATAAACCTATTAACATCCATTTCATTTTAAAATCATTTACTAACATTTGAAAACCTATTATCTCGTTACCCAATATGCGTACTGATAGTTCAAGCTTACCTTCGTCTTCCTTGTTATCCATACCTATATTTATACTCTTTTACCAAGAGTTTTCCATATTCTTCTGCCTGTTTTTGTTTTGGATGCTTTGAACCCCATAGTCATTGTACGTATACCCATAGCTTCAAGTTCTTTCTCAGTCCATATTTGAAATTCATAACCACGTTTATCACAATATTTCTTAGCATACTCCCACTTAGAAATATTCTTCATATAGGTCAATGCTTCTTTTAATTGTTTTCTTTTAGGTGGTACAGTTTGAGATGATGGTTTTATTTCAACAAGGAGGGTACGACCTGTGTCTGTTCGTATAGTAAGGTCAACAAAATAGCGATGCATCTTACGGTCGGTTGCACATATATATGGTATAACAGTCTCTTCAGACTGCCACCACTTAACCCATGATGCTTTATCTAAATATCTAAATGCATTTCTTTCCCATAAAGACCTATAATGTATCATATCTAGGTTACCTTTGTATTTTTCAGGATGTTTTGGCCTCCAAGAGCCAGAATAATTCTTTTTCATGTGTATATTTATAAAGAAACGTATAAATAAGTAATATACAAACAAAGGAGCATGTATGCCATTACAAGATTTTGGTCATAGGACCAGATTAAATTTCGAAGGTGATAGATTCGAACATTGGAAATATCCAGATACTGTAGGTAATGACGCTTGGCAGGATGATATTAATTTCAATAGTAATCAGTCTAGTGAATACGCTAAAAGGCGTATGAATAATATATCTGAAACAACAAATGAGCCATATGTTTTCTTTGAATTTATGAAGATAGATGAAGACTTACAAAAAGTTAGAAAAAGATATGTTGACTCTTTACAATCAGGTTTTGAAACAGCTAAAGATAAATTAAAAGCAGTAAAGGCTACGACAGCCGCAGCATCAAAACGGTCATTTGAAGAAAATGTGGTAGCTGGACATCATGCGACTCAAAGAGTAGCTGGCGATATTGTGTCAGACCTTAACTCGGCTAAAGCTGGTATAGGACCTTGGGCTAAATCTTTAATTCTAGAATATACAACACCCGCTGCAAGAAAATATACAGGTTCAATTGCATTATATATGCCAACCGCAATTGCAGTAAGTGACCAAATGTTATATAATGAAGATACACGAAAATTTGCTGCAGGTTTAAATGAACTATTAACTACTGGTGCAGATGCTTTTCAAAATAAAGCTGTTGCAGGTGGAAAGGCTGTAATATCGGCAATTGCTGGTGGTTTAGGTCATGTTGGTGGTAAAGGTATAATGGGTATGTTAGCTGGTTATGGTGCAGGTGATATTATTGCAGCTGAGGTACAAAGGTCAAAAGGTTCTCTTTTAAATCCTAATGAATATATAGCATACTCATCAACTCAATTAAGAAGCTTTACATTTAATTGGATATTTCTACCAGATTCAGAATCAGAATCAGACCAAGCAACAGGTATTATTAAATTTTTTAGAAAATCTGCACATGCTAAAAAGAATGACCAAATTACAATAACAGTTCCTGACCATTGTGTTATATCATTCCATGGAGCAAAAGATATGATTCAATTACCTCCATGTGTTGTTGAGAATGTAAGTGTAACATATAATCCAAATGTATCTTCATTCTTTCGACATAATAATTCACCGGTTGAAATTGGATTAGCTGTAACACTTAAAGAAATGATTCCACTTTATGTAGATGATGTGGAGGCAGGATACTAATGTACTTTAAAAATATACAGAGTGTGCTAATAGATGTAGATGGGTCTGGTAATGTAGATGTAATGAAAAATCTAACAGCAAAGGCTAAAGTTTCAGAGGAACTAATAGATAGTAGCGGTTATTATCAAACTGTAGAAGTTGTTGATGGCGAAAGACCTGACCATTTAAGTAAACGATTATATGGTACTGAGAAATTTCATTGGACATTCTTATTACTTAATCCACAAATAAAAAATATATGGGATGATTGGCCTATGAAATATTCTCAACTAGTAGAGTATTGTATAAACAAATATCAATACCTTGCGGCTGATACTGATGATGATTTAAATGAAAAATTTATTTTAGGTGAAACAGTTAAAGGTTCTGTAACAGGTGCACTAGGTATTGTTAAAGAAATTCATGTCAATATGGGATATCTTGTTATAGAAAAAACATCAGGTACATTTACTGTGACTGGTGAAACTATTAGTGGACTTAATTCTTCAGATTCGGTATCATGTAAATTTATTAAATCACAAGCCTATGCACCTCATCATCATGTTAGTGATTCAACTGGTGATTGGGTTCCGAGGCGTGCTGCTGGTACAACTCCATTCACTTACATCGATTATGAGTCCGCTGTAACTGAACAAAATAGAAATTTAAAGGTAATTAAAACAGAACATATATTAACTGTATCAAATAAATTTATAGAAGTAATGAGCAATGCTTAACTTAGATAGTATAAAGATTGAAGTTCGTCAAGTAGATATTAGTAAGATGATTACCGGTGTAACTATATATGAAAGTATATTTGGATTATTAAAAGGTGCAATTACAGTTAAAGATGGTATTAACTTTTTTGATAATTTTATAGGTACTGACTTAGCACCTATTGATTTTACTTTTTCTTATTTAAATAAAGAATTTAGATGTGGATTTATGGTTGATGGCATTTCTAATATGCGCATCACAAAACAAGTGAAAGATTATATTATTCATTTAGTATCTTTCCATACACCTGTTTTTGCTGAATCAATAAATGGTACATTTTCTGGTACATCAGATGAAATAATTTCAGATATATTTGCAGATATTAGTCATCATGATGCTAAATTAGAAATTGATTCTGTAGCAGATACTAGTGGTAGATATATTGCACCAAATATTCCTGCAAGAAGTTGTTTAGATAAGCTTGTAAAAAATGCTTATGATGTTCAACAAAGTGGTATGTTTTTATATCAGAGATTTGCTGATAATAATGCTATTAGATTAACATCGCTTGGTGATATGTTAAAGAATTATTTTATTGATGAAGTAGGTGATGAAGTTAGTATTAAAGATGCTGTGCTAGATGGTCCAGCTGGTGCACCACTTAGTGGAATATCTACTTTAGGAACATCAGCCACTTTTATAATGAAAGAATATAATATGGACCTTGTTCAAAAATTAGAAGATGGTATATGGGGTGAACAAACAAATGTAATTAATTTAGATGAAACTAAACGTACTAAGAATGTTACAAAGGAAGCTACAGAAATTCCTAAGACTAAATTTAAACTTAGTGATAAATTATATGCTGATGATGTAAAAAGTATATTTGCAACTAGAGGTGATGTTGCTAATAGTGCAATATTTAATCATAAAGTTAGAACATTTAATTCGATTTTAGAAGTAAAAAATATGGTAGCACTTCCAACCTTAGGTGTAGGAATGTGTATCACTCTTGAAATGGGTGGAGGTAATCGGTCATATAGTAGACAAGATGGTCATTATTTAGTTAAACATATACAACATAACTTTACAATAGATGGTGGAAAGTATGAGTATTCACAAGATTTAGGATTAGCAAGAGAATCATGAATGAGATAAACTTCGGAACAGTAGTAGATATTATAGACCCAGAAAAACTTGGTAGAGTTAAAGTAAGTGTATATGGTGTTCATGATAATATAGAAACAAAAGATCTTCCATGGACTATGGTTGTTATGCCGGGAAATACTCCAGCTAAAAGTGGTGTAGGGCATTCAACAAATTTATTGGTTGGTACATTGGTTTGTGGTATATTTTTAGATAAAGATGATTACCGACAAGAATTTCTAATAATTGGTTCTCTTCCTACAAAGACCGATGGTACAAAAGATAATAATGCAAGAGTAAGAGGTGAAGCAGACCCTAATGCAGCAGAACCTCTTGGTGAATATCAACCAGAAAGTACTTATGCACCAGAATATCCATATAATAATGTATATGAAACAGAGAGTGGTCACGTTAAAGAGTATGATGACACACCTGGATTAGAACGTATAACAGAGAGACATAAGAGTGGAACTAGATATGAGATAACTGCAAATGGTTCTAAGAATGAAACAATTGTAAGAGATAATTATCAATTAGTATTAGGACATAATACAGTTGAAGTCTATGGCAATGCACAAATTATTGTAAGTGGTCATTGTGACCTTGCGGTAGCTGGTAATCTTTCAGCATCTATTACTGGTGATATTGAAGTTGACTCTGCAGGAAATATAACATTAAAAAATAATGACACTGCTAAAAGGATTATATTAGATGGTCATGCAATAGTAAGGGGCAATTTAGTAGTTGATAAAACAACTACGACTAGTGCTGATACTGGAGATAGGTCTCCAATTGTACTTGATACTCACGTTCATGATGATTATGATTCACCAACTGTTGAGACTGGTCCACCTAAATGATATAAATAGAATATATGGCAACAATAGCACGACAAGATACGTATAAAGATTTAGATTTTACTTTTAAGCAAAATCCTAATACCAATGACGTTGGAATAAAGAGGAATAATGATTCAATAAAACAAAGTGTCTTAAATATATTAAGAACGAATCATGGAGAGAGACCATTTAATTTTGATTTTGGTGCCAATTTAAGAAGATATTTATTTGAAAATATGTCTAATATTACAGCAGCACAAATGTCTACTTCTATTAATACTGCTTTAAGAAATTATGAACCAAGATTAGAAGTATTAAATACAAATATACAATCAAAACCACAAGATAATGAAGTGTATATAACAGTAACCGGTAGAGTTTTATCTAGTAATGAGGTATTAGATATAACAACCACAATAGAGAGATTACGATAATGGCAATAGAACGAAGAATTTCAGCAAGTGAATTAGACTTTGACCAAATAAAAGCAAACCTAGTTGCTTATATGAAAGCAACTGATACAACCTTCAATGACTATAACTACGAAGGCTCTGCGATGGCAACAATTATCGATGTACTAGCATATGTAACTCATGTCAATTCAATGAATGCAAACTTTGCACTTAATGAAACATTTCTTGATACAGCTCAGTTACGAAGTTCAGTAGTATCTCATGCTAAGCTATTAGGTTATACACCAAGGTCTATTGCTCCTTCAATTGCATTTATAAATTGTACAATGGCTACTGGGTCTGCTACTCCTTTATGGAACCATGATGCAGATAACAATCCACTTCCATTAACTATGACACGCGGTACTAAGTTTTCTACTACTATCGATGGTGTTAATTATCCAATGTTTAATTCAACGACCACTACCATCAACTATGATTCAACTGATGGTTGGTTATTCTCAAACCTTGCAGTTGAACAGGGTACATTAGCAACTATAGAATATACATATCAAAATAATGTATATGAGCAATATTTAATTCCTGCAATTAATGTTAATACCGCAGCAATTAAAGTTACTGTAACAGATTCAGCTTCAACAGATGCATCAAAAGTTTATACTTTAAATACTAATGTTGTTAATGTTGATGGTACAAGTGAAGTATATTTTTTAGAGGAAGGCAGAGATGGTTATTATGAAATAAAGTTTGGTGATAATATCATTGGTAAGAGACCAGGAAATGGAAACACAGTTAGTATTGAATATTCAACTATAGCTTCAGCTGCTAATGTTAATGGTGCTACTCTATTTACTATGACTGATTCACTTCTTGGTAATGCAGATAATACTATCGCGCTTGTTACTAAGGCTACTGGTGGTGCAGCAAGAGAAACTAAAGAAGCAATTAAATTTAATGCTCCTCTTGCACACACATCTCAAAATAGAGCTGTTACACCTGACGATTATAAAGCTATTGTTAAAAACGAATTTGCCGACATTGAAGCTGTCCAAGTATGGGGTGGAGAAGACCATGATGTACCAGATTACGGTAAGGTTTATATAAGTATTAAACCATTATCTGCTGAAACATTAACTGATGCTCAAAAAATAACCATAAAAACTAATATCCTTAAACCAAAAAATGTTGTGTCTATTACTCCGGTCTTAGTTGACCCAGAATATACCTATATCGATTTAGAAGTTTACTTTAAATTTAATCCTAACCTTGCTACAGTTACAGCATCGGGTCTTGCAACTGCAATAAGGAATACACTTATCGCATATAATACAGATACGTTAAAGAGTTTTGGTGGAGTATATAGAGACTCAAATGTTCTTAAGAAGATTGATGATACTAACATTGCGATTCTAAGTAACATTACTCGTATTAAGATGACTAAAAAGATTACACCAGCGCTTAGTACACCAACCAAATATACACTTAAGTTTAATCAAGCTTTGACTGATTTAGATGCTTCTACTTCAGCTCTCGGTTCTTATGTAACTTCAACTAGATTCACTTATGCTGGTGTTGATGCAAAACTTAAAGACTATTATGATAGCTCAAGTGATACAAGAATTATTCAAATAGTTAATACAAACAATTTAGTATTAGCTACTAATGTTGGTGATGTAAATGAAGAAGATGGAACTATTACATTAAATAGTTTTGATCCAACAGGATTACCGGTTGGGTCAACTACAATTGATGTAACAGTTAAGCCAGCATCGTCTGACATATCACCTACAAGAAATGAATTACTAACAATTAATACCTCAACCGCAACGATAACAGGAGAGATAGATACTATGGCTACTGGTGGTACAACTGCTGGTATTGACTATAATACGGTGGCTAACTAATGGCTACTTTAGGTAAATATAATATATCATCATACATAGATGATTTAATACCTGACCACGTAGAGAGCTCATATCCTGATTTAGTTGCATTTCTTAAAGTATATGCTTTATATTTAGAACGTACTAATAAATCTGGGTTCTATCTTAATGCTCTTGATATCCAAAGAGATATCGACCATGTAGAAGAAACCCTTCTTACAGAACTACAAAATGAAATTGGTATTGCTGTACCAAGAGACTTTGCTACAGACCCAAGAATGTTTTATAAGAGGCTTGTTGAGTTCTATAGAAGTAGAGGTACACCAGAATCAATCACATCATTCTTTCGTGTTATATACGATGATGAAGTAGAAACATATTTTCCATTTGTAGATTTACTTAATCCATCAGATGGAGATTGGACAGATCAAACTACAGATATTATAGCAAATCAATCTAACTATACAGCTTGGAATGTGTTTACAATATCTGGTACACCAACAGTAGTTAGCGGTAATAATGATGCAAGTAATCCTGCATTCTTTGATGATGATATAGTATTTGTTAATGATGTATATCAAACTCCAGATACAGATTATGTTGAGGAAGTATATTCAGATACAACAACTAAATATAGATTAACATTTACAAGTGCATTATCAGATGGCGATGTGGTTAAGACATATCCTAAGGGTTTATTTACAACTAATCAAGGATTCTTATCAGATAAAAAATATTTACAAGACTCTTATTACTATCAACAGTTCTCATATGTTATACGTACTGGTAAGAACATAGCAGATTGGAAGAATGCATTTACAAGATTAATTCACCCAGCTGGATTTAAGTTCTTTGGTGAAATATCAATATTAATTAAGTTATTAACTTCTGGTATGCCATCACAATTATATGGTTGGTTACCACCAGCTGGTAAAATTACTATTAACTTAGCTCAAGAACAAATTGGTCCAGTAGCTTTTTATAGAACTAATTATATAGAGAAAACTTATACACATATACCATTTACTACAACTGGAACTTATAATATTGGTTCGGGTGGCGGCAGAATAGGTATGTGGAATCATTGGGAGAACATGAAGTTCAGATATTTAGGCCCAAATAGCGATTTCGCTCACTATACAGTGCAAGATAGTATAAATAACAATATAGGATTACAATTCGGAATCCAACACCGAAATCAAATAGTGATTTCATAAATAAAACAGAGGAAATAAAATGGCAGCAATTATAACTAGCAAATTTAGATTAGATACAACTAATAAATTCTTGGCTAGTCTTGGTGACAACACATTCTACATGGCCTTGGGACGGCCTAACGCGTGGACTGATGATACGGTTCCAACAACCCCATATGAAAATGACTATACAAGTAATACTTTATGGGAAAACATGTTTGCCATGAAAAAGATTGCTAGTACAGACATTATTCATTGTTCACCAAGGAACCTTTGGGTTTCTGGTACAACTTATGTAGAGTATGACGATCAAGACACTAACATAGAAAGCAAAGTATACTTTGTTATCTCAGATAACAATAACGTATACATTTGCTTAAAGGCAGGAACAGGAGCAAGCACAACAAACCCAGACGTTTCACCGGGTGGTGTAGTAACAACAGGAGTTATTAACTTCTCAGCAACAGATGGTTACATATGGAAATATATGTATACAGTCCCAACAACTGATGTGACAAAGTTTTTAACATCATCATTCATACCAACAAGACATATTAAAGTTACACCTCCAGGAGGTTCTGACACAGCATTGGTTAATCAATATAGTGTGCAGACTAATGCAGTTGATGGTGCAATATATAATATGAAGATAACTACTGCGGGAACTGGATATGCTAATGGTGCTACCGAAGCTATCCTTACAATCGTAGGTGATGGCACAGGTGCTACAGCTACGGCCGTAGTAGCGGGTGGAGCTATTACAGGTATTACAATGACAGCCCCAGGTTCAGGATATACTCACGCTACTGTAACAGTAGCAGGTACAGGTACACTTGGTGCAGTAAGACCAGTGATTGGTCCTCCAGGTGGATTCGGTGCAGACTCAACCAATGACTTACGTTCACATTACGTAACAATTAATACTACATTTACGGGTGATGAGTCAGGTAGTATTCCAGATTCAAATGACTTTAGACAATTGGCATTAATTAAGAATCCAATTGAAGAAGCCAATGATGGAATAACCGCAGGGTCATTTGTAGCAAATAACTTTTATAAAATTTTAACAACTGGCTCTACTGATTATACTTTAATTGGTGCAGCCGATAGTTATGTTGGTACAGTATTTAAAGCATCAGGGGTTGGTTCAGGCTCTGGTACTGCAGCTCAGATTGCAGAAGCTAATACGTATAATACATGTAAAAGTTTAACAGTTGCTACAGGAGCAGCATTCCCAGCAGACCAAATAATCCAAGGTACTATAACAGGTGCTTTAGGTCAAGTAGTGGAATATGATTCAAGTAATGGTATTATATATTATACTCAAAATGAAGCTACAGGCTTTGTTACATTTACTGATTCAGATTATATTCGTGAGAATGGTACAGCAATTGCAGGACAAGATTGTACAGCAGTAGGAGTTCCTTTAATTAACCATCATTCAGGTGATGTAATGTTTGTAGAAAATAGAACAGCAACATCTAGAGGTGATGGTCAAGTAGAGACAGTAAGATTAGTAATCGCATTTTAATAGGAAAGAAACATGGCAATTTCATTTAACGTAGAACCATATTGGGACGACTTTGATGCCGCGGGAGCGGATGGTTTAAGTCCTAAAGAAAAATATCAAAGGATATTATTTAGACCTGGTAAGGCTATACAAGCAAGAGAATTAACCCAGCTACAAACAACATTACAAAACCAAATATCATCTACGGGTGACCATATATTTAAGGATGGTTCTGTTGTTGTCCCTGGTGCAGTTCACCTTCATAATAAAATTGACTATGTAAAATTAGATTCAGCTAATGCATATTGTGATACTGTTGCAGAATTAGTTGGTACTGAATTTACTGATGGTACTAACACAGCAAAAGTTATTCATGCTGCTTTAGCTTCTGGCTCAGATCCAATTACACTATGGGTACAATATATATCTGGTGCTGTATTTGCAGATAACGCAACGATAACAGATGGAGCTGATAAATCAGCAGAAGTAAAAGCATCTAGTGCCACAGGCTTTGGTTCAATAGTATCTATCGAAGATGGTATATACTATATTAAGAAACACTTTGTTGTAGCTAAAGCTAAGACAATTATATTATCTAAATATACATCAAGCGTATCATTTGATATTGGATTATTAGTTACTGAAGCTCTTATTAGTTCAGGTTCTGATGCAACATTAAATGATAATGCTACGGGTACTCCTAATGAGTCTGCCCCAGGCGCACATCGTTATTCTATCACAGCAGTATTAACTACTCAAGCAGTTAATGCTAATGATGGTAACTTTGTTCTTATAGCTCGATTAGAGTCTGGTGTTATTACAAAACATGCGAGGTCCGCTGACTATAACGAATTAGAATCTGTATTAGCTCGTAGAACATTTGACGAATCTGGTAACTATTATATTAATCCATTTAAAACCCTTGTCAAAACACATCAAGCCGATACTCCTGATGCTACTAAACTATCTCTTGCAGTTGAGCCTTCTAAAGCTTATGTAAGAGGTTATGAAATACAAACATTAGCAACTACTAATGTACACTTTGATAGAGCAAGAACTTCAGAAAGAGTTACAGATAAAGTTACAGAGATAACACATAATAATTATATTGAAGTTATAAACATGTATGGCACACCAGATATTACCACGTTTGGTTTAATATCTATTGAGAATTCAGGTGGTACAGAGATTGGTACATGCCGAGCTCGTTCAATAGAACGTGTTTCAGGCGATGGTGGAACAGGTGCGTCAAGATATAGAATACATATATTTGATTTTACAGGTACAATGACAGCAGCAACTCAACTAGATGATAGTGAAGGCACCACACCAGGTGCTACATTTGCTGCAACAATAGCAGACGGTGGTGCAACCACAGCGTATAATATTGGTCCGGACTCTTTAGTATATCCATTACCATACGATAGAATTAAGACATGTAATAGTGAGACTGATGAAGCTCAGCCAGTTGATTTTAACTATCGTTATGAAACTAATCGTATACTTACTCAGGCAACTGTATCTGTTGGTCTTACCGCAACATTTACTTTAGCCTCTGCTGGTGAACAATTTGGTACTTATAGTTCTAATCAAAATTGGATTATAATTCAAGATACAGATAATACAGAAGGTGGTGAAGAAGTTGTAGTAGGTGATATCACAGTTAATAATGGAGCAAATCCTCCAAACTGTGTTATATCTAATTTACCGGCTGCTGGTAAGCTAGTAAGATTAATTGCTCCAGTTATTAAAACAGCAATTCATAAGACTAAAACATTAGTTACTAACACCGCTGTTGCATTTAATGCTCTTGATGACTTCACTGGTACAGGAATGGCTCTTGGCCATGCTGACATATATCGTATAGTATCTGTTGAGGAAACCTCAGGTTCTGTTGATGTTACTGAACACTTTGAATTAGATAATGGACAAACAGAGACTCACTATGGTATAGGAAGAGTTAAACTTAAGACCACATCTAATTATACAGCAAGTTCTTCAAATTCTGTAGCGCTTACTGTTACATATGATTACTTCTCACATACTGCAGGTGACTTCTTTACAGTTGATAGTTATACCGGAGAAGTTGACTATGCAGATATTCCTAAATTAGAAGATACAGAATTAAGAAGTGCCGTTGACTTTAGACCACGTGTGTCTAATGCAGGTGGTAACTATACTGGAACAGGTGCGTCAACAGGATTTGCTCCTACAAGATATACTCAATTTGAAACTGATATACAATTCTACTTACCAAGAATGGATAAGGTTTATATAAATTCTGCTGGTGAGTTCGGTGTTTCACCGGGTGTTCCAGCACGTGAACCAGAAGCACCTGGCGTTCCTAAAGATGCAATGCATTTATATACGTTAAGTATTACTCCATATACATTAGACCCAAGTGAAGTTGGTGTTGAATATATTGACCAAAGACGTTATACAATGCGTGATATTGGACATCTTGATACGCGAATAGGTCAAGTAGAATATTATGCTGCACTTAATTTCTTAGAAACTGAAGCACAAAACAAACAAATTTTAGATACATCATCCCCTTATAGTTTAAGATGGAAGTCTGGTTATTTAGTAGATGGATTTGCAAATACTAGAATGTCAAATTCTAGCTCACCAGAATATAGAGCTTCTGTTGATATACCTGAGCGTACATTAAGACCTTCATTTTCTCAAGGTAATGCTGCGTTAGCATATCATGCAGCTGGTTCAGGTACAACAAAAACAGGTGATTTAATAACATTACCATATACTAGTTCTGCGATTATATCACAAACACAATATTCTGGTACCATTAATGTTAACCCTTATGACGTATTCAACTGGACAGGTTCAGTAGCACTAGCTCCTTCAACCGATGAATGGATGGATATTGATAGGAGACCAGAAGTTGTTATTAACAATGATGGTGAATTTGATGCTATGGTAGCAGCGCTTCAACCTCAACTTGGTACTGTATGGGGTTCTTGGCAAACTCATTGGACTGGTGGAAAGGCAAGTCATGAAAGTGTTTATACTCCAGGTAAATGGGTTGGTGCCGCAGGTGGTAGAAGAAATGGATTTAGGACTAGAGGTTCTTGGTCTTTTACTGAAACTACTACTCCTCGTGTAAGAAGTGGTAAGTCAAGGTCAGGCATTCAAACAACTATTGCTGTTGAAACATCCAGAGTTAGTCAAGGTGATAGAACAGTTGAAGTTAACTTCGTTCCATATATGAGAACAAGATTAGTTCACTTTACTGCAACACGCATGATGCCAAATACTACAGTTTATGCATATTTTGATGGTGTTGATATATCGGATTATGTTAATGAAGCTCAACCGGGTTATACACCTCTCGTAGGTATTAATAGTGTTGTTGCTCATCCATCTGGTGCTGGTGCATTAACAACAGATGCAAACGGTGCTGTATCAGGTTCATTTTTAATACCTAATAATAGTACTACTCAATTTACAGCTGGTACAAAAGAATTTAAATTAACCTCTGACAATACTAATAATGATGCTTTAACCCGTACAACAGCTATGGCAGATTTTACTGCGGCAGGTTTAATTGAAACAGTAGAAAATGTTATTATTTCAACTAGAACTCCTGTACTTCAAAGGAATAGTGTTGGTTCTGGTGTTGTATCATGGAGTGACCCATTAGCTCAGTCCATATTACTTGATAAAGCTACATTTGTAACTTCATTAGACCTTTACTTTGTAACTAAAGATGATAACATACCAGTACAAATTCAAATTAGAAAAATGGTTAATGGATTCCCAACCCAAGAGGTTATTCCATTCTCAGATGTAACAATTAATCCTAGTGCAGTTACTGCGGATGGTAGTTCAGCTACAACATTTACATTCCCATCACCAGTATTCTTACAAGATGGTATTGAATATGCAATTGTTATTCTTGCTAATTCAAATAATTATACTGTACGCTATGCTGAGATTGGTGGTGAAGACCAAAGTGGTAATAGAATTTCACAACAACCATATAATGGTGTTTTATTCATGTCACAAAATGCTTCAACATGGACAGCAGACCAGAATAAAGACTTAATGTTTGTTCTTAATAGAGCAGTATTTGATACTTCGGTTTCACGTACATGTGTACTTAGAAATGCTGCATTGCCTTCACGTGCATTAACAAATAATCCAATTACAACAACTAGTGGTTCAACTAATATTACTGTGGCTCATCGAGACCACGGAATGAAAGTTGGTGATGATGTTACTTTAGCTGGACTTGCAGCAACACTTAATGGTCATACTACTACACATTTAAATGCAACCCATGAAATTACAGCAATCACAAGAGATACATACACATTTGTGTCAGATGGTACAGGTAGTGCTACAGGTATTGGCGGTGGTGCACTTATGCAAGCAACTCAACATTTAGCTTGGAACACAATGCTTCCAATTCTTCAACAGGTTGTATTACCTGATTGTACCCAAACTTGGACAGTTAAAGATTCATTAGAGTCTAGTGGAACTATAACATCAACTGCTGCAGCTATTACACCTAACGAAAATTATACACCATTATATCCTAAAGTGATTAAGCCTGCCGCATCACCTGACCATACATTACAACTTGATGGTACATTTACTTCATCATCAGATTTTGTATCGCCGGTTATTGACTTAGAAAGATGTTCAGCAATTACTATTTCAAATAGGATTGATAATAATGCTGGTGGAATAGCAGAAACAACTCCAGGCGAAGGTACTAGCTTAGCTAAATATATAACTAAGACAGTTGAATTAGTAGATTCATCAGATACAATTAAAGTTTATGTAGATATTAATCGTCCTAATGGAACATTTGTAGATTTATATTATAAATCTGGTAATACAGTATCAACATTTGATGCACAAAATTGGGTATTGGCAACAAATGATTTAACTAATGTAACATTCTCAGATGGAAATTCATATGAAGAGACAATATATAGTATTACACCAGCTGATACATTTACATTATTTAATATTAAGATTGTGATGAGGTCTACTGGTACAAGTTATATTCCTAAGATTCAACAGCTTAGAGCTATAGCGTGTAAGGTATAATGAAAGACCAGATTGTCATGTTACTTCTCGGACTACTCATAGCTTTGGGTGGTTGGACAATGACACAGACGTTTAGTTTAAGTACTACTCAGGCAGTTATAGATGATAAGGTTGATAAGTTAGAAAGACAAGTTGAGAAAATGCAAGACCAAATGGACGAAATGTTAAATGTAGATGAGGAGATTATGGAACAGCATGAAGATTTATTTGAACAGATTTTAAATAGTTCTGGTGGTAGTACACCATCATATAATTACTAATGCAGATACCAGTTAAAGGACATTCTAATTTAGTAAGGGACACAAGTTCAGGGGCTATTATAAATATTGGCAATGAAGGTAATGTTTATTCAGCCGCTAGAGCTAAAGGAAAGGCTGATGCAGAGAGATTAAATAAAGTAGAACAAGACGTATCGGAAATTAAAGATATGTTAAAACAATTAATAGAGAGATAATATGGCAATAGTAAACGTAACAACAGCAAACACATTTGAAGAATGGAGAGTTAAAAGCAATGAGCTTGGTACTGCTATTGGTGATCTTACTAATCTGACTGAGCCATTAGCAGGAGCAACAAATGTTATTGCTGCATTGGCTGACCATGAAACACGAACAGAAGCGTTAGATGCTATTGTTGGTGTTGAAGCTTTGTGGGATGCAGCCGGTACTTATGATACAATACGTGAAGCGGTTAATAAAAACCATGCTGATATTGAAACATTATCTAATACAGCTGGTATTGACTTAGCTACTAATAGTTTAACAGGATATAATGGTCCTACACCACATACTTTAGTAGGTATACTTAATGACCAATATGCTTTTGATGGTGGTGATGATGAAACTACTAACCTTAATACTACTGCACAAAACTTAGCGGGAGGTGTTAGTGAAGTAAACACTAAAGCGACTACTAACTTAGCAAGCATTGGTACTATAGGTTCACTCGCAACAGCAGCGACTAACTTAGTTGCCGCTGTAAATGAATTACACACTGAAGTAAATGCTAATACGTCAGCTGTTGGTGCTATTGGTACAACTTATGTAGCAGTAGCAGGTGATACAATGACCGGCACACTTATTTCCCCAAGTTCTGGATTATCCGGTTCAACAGCGGGTATTAGTGCTGCAACGTTATTAACATTAGGTACTGGTTCGGGTACAGCAATACAAGTTGATGCTAATCAAAGAATTGGTATTGGTAAAGTTGCACATGCTTCTCATAAAGTAGATGTATCTGGTCTTTTAAATGCTACAACATTAAGCTACGGCGGTACTGATATACAAACAAAATTCGATGCAAGATATTTACAATTAGGTGAGAATTTTGAAGATGCAGTTGGAGCAATGGTTACAGGTAATACTGAATCAGGTGGAATTACAGTTACATATCAAGATGCCGATGGTACATTAGATTTTGTAATTGCAGATGATGGACATAATCACGTTATAGGTAACATTGATAACTTCACAGAAGAAGTACAAGACATTGTTGGAGGTATGGTTACAGGTAATACTGCGTCAGGTATTACAGTTACATATCAAGATAGCGATGGAACAATTGATTTTGATGTGAACGACCCAACAATAACTTTAACAGGAGCTGTTACTGGTTCTGGTACAATATCAAACTTAGGTTCAGTAGAAATAGCAACATCTGGTGCATCCGCACTTAAATTAGACATTTATGATGTGGCAGGAAGCCAGTTGTTCTAAATAGGTAATTTTATAAATATAGGTATGAAGAAATGGCAGTATTATCAAATTTAAGTGTAGACCAAGGGGCAGATTACTCAGCAGAGATAATAGTAGAAGACGCTAATGGTAATGTTGCTAACTTAGCGAATTATACGGTCGCAGGACAGATAAGAAAAAGTTATGCTTCTAGTACTGCAACGAATTTTACAACTAGTATAACTAATGCCGGTAATGGGCAAGTTACAATTAAGTTGTCAAACACGACTACAAATGGTATGAAGGCTGGTCGTTATTTATATGATATAGAAATAACAGATAACGCTGGTGTAAAAACCAGAGTTGTTGAAGGGCAAATAACAATTAATCCAGGAGTTACACAAATATAATGGCATTACAAGGAAAGATAACAGCAACTAGGGGTTACCAGTCTGCTGGGTTGACTAAAAAAGTCATCATGGCAAAAAATATAAGTGTCTCTGGAGTGACAACCACGCTAGCTGCCCTGACAGATGTAGATACATCAGCTAGGTCAGACGGTTCCATGATTCAATGGGATGCGGCTGCGGGTACCTTCAAAGTGAAGGGAGATATACAAGATACAAATAGTAATTTAAAATTAATAGGCGGGACATTTTAATGGGTGACTCGGCAAACATAACACAGGAGAAATAGAATGGCAGGAACAGTCATTGTAACTAAATATAGTTTAGCCACTGGGTCACCAGCTACAGATGCATTATCGGTCGGTGAACAAGCCTACTCATTTAGTTCAAAGAAATTATTCGTAGGAGAAACGTCGGGTTCGGACGTAGTAGCACGAATAGTTGGTGGTCAGCATTATACAGATATGATGGACCATACTGCTGGTACGTTAACAGCGTCCTCAGCAATTATAACAGATGCGTCAAATCAAATTAGTGCATTAAATGTTGACAACTTAACATTAGATGGTAATGCAATCACATCAACAAATACAAACGGTGATATTACAATCACACCACATGGTTCTGGTGCTGTTATTATCGATGGTTTATCACATCCAACATCGGATGGTTCAAATGGTCAGTTCTTAAAAACTGATGGTTCAGGTAATCTAACATTTGGTACGGTTGTAAGCACATTAAGTATTGCAGCCGATACAGGTTCAAATGATACTGTAAATACTGGTGAGACAATAACATTCACGGGTGGTAACGGTGTTGATACTGCGGTAACTGATAATGTAATTACAATTAGTACAGAAGAAGCAACATCAGCTAATCAGGGTGTTGCAACATTTAATACTGCTTCATTTGATGTAACATCAGGTGATGTAACTGTTAAAGCATTAGGTATTTCAAACGCTCAACTTGCTGGTTCAATCGCAAATGCGAAACTATCAAACTCAACTGTTGCATACGGTGGTATTACATTAGCATTAGGTGCTTCGGATACGACTCCGGCATTTGACCTAACTGATGCAACTAACTATCCAACATCATCATTAACTGGCAGCATTACTAATGCTCAATTAGCAGGTTCAATTGCTAACGGTAAACTAGCAAATGATGGTATAACAATTGGTAGTACTGATACTTCATTAGGTGATACAATCACTGACTTGAATGCAATGACATCTATTGATGTTGATAACTTA